CCAATTAAATTACGGAACTAAATACCAATTAACCAGTTGTAGATTTTATAAGAATTGGACTTCGTTTGGTGGTACTGCTAGTCAAATTTCAGATGGTAAATATCATAATGCTTCTGCAATTAGTGCTACTGTTTTATCTAACACTGCTAATCAAGGTCACACAATATGGGCAGAAGTTAGCGGGGTTAAAAGAAACTTAGGAAATCTAGTAACTGCTCACGCTAATTCACCAACGTTAGATGATATTAAATTTGATATTCCTACTGCATCAGAAGTTACTGGTGGGGCTACTGCTCCAACCTTATACTATGGTAGGGATGTGGTTCAAAGTGTATTCTTAACTGAACCAGACTTTGGTACTATTATTACAGATGTTGGCCCTAAAAATTTAGATGCAACATTAATTGATAACATTAAAGAAAAAGATAGAACAAAATATGATTATGATAACAATAGCACATTTTCACCAGACCCCTCACTATGGCGTATGATAACTAGAAACGCTCAACGAAATACATATGATAGAATGGTAACTCATACTAATTGGTTTAATTATACAGACTACACCCATGTTCATGCAAATCTGACTGGGCCAGTTAGACATCTTCATTATAAAAGTTCAGATTTAAAGAACAACGTTCTAACAGGTGTAATAGATACGTCTGTAAATTACCCAAGAAATAAAGCAACACAAATAGCAAGAGCAAAGACTCTAGACCAAACCGGAACACAGTTTCTAAAAATGAAAGAAGATGCTAAATTCAAGATAAGAAATTCTATATTTACAGGAACATTAGGAGAATATAAATTACCATATACTGTCACAAGTAATAGTGCATCTGGATATAAAATTATACTCAACCAGATACCAGAAGGGTTTGATTGTAGAAACGACTCTTTAATTAAAACTACAGACACCATTAGAGTGAACAGTAAATATTATATGGTTTCTTCAATTGCTGCCCCAGATACAACATATAGAACTCAAGCACTTACTGTTAACAAAGTAAGAGCAGTGGGAGGCTCAACCTATAGTAATATGACATCAATGGACTCTTTTGATAAGGCAGATGCTTATGTTTCAAGTTGGAATGGCGGGTTGATTTCTAATGCACCGATAGATACAGAAGTAGTATATGCCTCAAATGCTTTTAAAAGATTAACAATGAACGGTAATACAGTTTCTAAAACTAAGGCATCTCTATATAACAATAAACTTGTTTTATTATCTGGAGAATTTATTGGTTTAGATATACCAATTGATTATGGTGATTCGGAAACTAAATATCTAAAATTACAGAACTCCAATAAAGAATTATACATCCCTACTGGTACTTCTGCTGCTTATAAACCGTCTTTTATGCATTATCTATCTGGCACTTATGCTATTGATGAAGAGATATTTAATGGTAATGTTGAAGATACATTAGCAAAAAATGACAAAGGATTAATAACATATGAAATTACAGGTAGAGATAGACTGGCTAAATTATTAAATAATACAGTAAATAAGAATTTAAACTATACAAATGATATTATTTATTCCTCATTAAACCCAATGTTTGAGTCCTCTGAGACAATTAGCATTGCAGTTACTGGAGCATTTGGTGAACTTGCTACTACCTTTACAAGTAGTGATGCTTCCTCTTTAGCAAAGTATGATTTAATTTTTAAATCAGATATGACATTAATAGGAGAAGTTCACGGTGTTTCTGGCACTACAGTAACATTAAGAGATGGTGCATTAGCGAGTAATGGTTCATCTGGCACAGCAGTTAAAGCAATTAGTTTAACTAACACTACTACTAATAAATTATATCACAGTGCTGTCAAGGCCCTAAATGTAAACCCATTAGCAAGTTCTAATGCAACTGACCTAGTTTCTGCAAGTGATAAGGGTCTTGTTTTTATTGACGGTGAAGAGTTAACATACGATGCAAGTAGAAACCAATCTACTTTATCATTACCATATACTTCTGCAACCGGTAGTTATAGAGAAGACGGGTCATTAGGTTATCACATTTCTAGTGTTAAAGGATTGAAAAGTAAAGATTCTAAATTTGCATTTAAACTTGGGAATGAAGATAATCCAATACCTACAGAATCTAGTAAAATAATTCCATCTTCTCATAATTATTATACTATTGTAAATAAAACAGAAAAAGAAGGAGAAGCAACTACTTTGACAGTAGCACCAACTATGCCAGTTGTATTAGCAAGTATTGAAACAAACACATCTGATACTAGATTCACCGATAGTAATTCTTATTTATATTTCTTAAATAATAATATACCCAAAGCAGGGTTTCTTCATAAATTAAAAAGTAAACATGGAGGATATAACTATCTATCTTCTGGAATTTTTAAATATCAAGATTTACAAACATTCACACCGGGAACTTTAACACAAACGTCTACTAATTCTATCTATAATGACCTAGGTAATCTGAGTATTTCTGCTGCTGCACCTTCTTATAATATTAGACCAGATGGCATATCATTAGCACCAACATTGACAAACAACACTACTCCTATAGAGGGTAGCAATATAATTGATTCAGATTATAATGCACACTATCAAGCAGTTATTGGTAACTACTTGTATAAACTTTCAGATAATACTGCTTTAGTTCCACCAAAGAATCAAGTAACAGGTCTTGTGTTAGAAGATACAGTTAATTATGGAAATGTACAAATTAATACTTGGGGTACTGCTGGTGGTATTGCCGCTACAACCACAGATTCAACATCTAAATTACAGAACAAAGACTCTAAGGTTAAAAATTATGAACTAATGGCATTAGGTGACATATATCCAGAATCTAAATTAAGACATAATCACTTAGGTTTTTCTAGTAAAGGCATGACTTCTTATGGAATGTTATTAGAATCAGCAGCACAGGAAGGTAGTTCTATAAGCCATGCTAATTATGTAGGTTCAAGTAATGAATTATTAATGAAAGAAAGCAATTATCAAACCGGCCAGATTTCATCAAGTTCTATAAATACTGATGGTATAAAAAGATGGGGTGTTATGAGATTAGTAGAAGCCACATACGATTGGCACTTTAATCCTGTTGATGCTGAAACTATGCCAGCCACTAGCAAAATACCAGAGATTGCAAATTTTGACTATCAAAGATTCAAAACACCAACAGAACCAGATACTAGCAATGTAACATTTTGCGATGTAGATTATGATGAAGGAACAATACAATTTAAATCTAGCAACTCTGCTTCTGGTAATGATAAAGATATTACTGTTCAACCTAATGATATGTTTTATAGCGCAGCATCAGGGTTCTTATTAGCAGTTTATAAGGGAACAGCAGCCGTTACATTAGATAGTTCTGCACATGGTAATTGGGTAAGTGGAAATTGGCTATTGTTAAATGAGGCTAGTAATGCTAAGGTGTATATATTAAGGCAAGAAACTAAGATTTCTGGTTCTAGCCCAACAACTACTCTTCATCAACTACCGGGCCTAATGCCATTCAATCTATATGCTACAACAAATGATGGATTTGACAATCTTGCAGAAAACCCAATTAAGTTTACAAATGTAATACTAGCAAGAGAACCAATTGATAAAGGTTATTTTGATTATTGTACTTTAACTGGAGATGGTAGTCCAGCAAATACTTTTGACCCACAAAATGTTTTCATACCCCTTGTTTCTGGTGTTAAAAGAAACCATGATGATACTGATAAGAAATATTATGCTATCTCTGCATTCCACGATACAGAACAATGGGAAAACTTAAGAGCAAATTGGAATAGTTATGCACCTCCTAACTATCACCATACGTCTAGAGTTTTAAGTGCATTATGTTTAGAAACATTTGATAGTGGTGCAGATGAAAGTAATCAAGCAAATAAGGCTCAAAACTTCTTAATGGGTACTGGTCACCTATATGACAACTGTACTGCTATATTCAAGGACATTAAGAATAGTTTTTCTGGAATGAGTTATGATTTAGCCACTACAAGTGCTCCTTTAGATTGCGGTACTAATGCTCAATACAATGCATATGATGACCACCCAGCGAACTCAGAAAACGACCAGCATGGGCCTAACATTATGATAAAAAGAAAGGGTAAGAATGCTGCATTTGTTGGCACAAGAACTAAACAAAGAATTTTAAAAAGTGAAGAAGGTAGGACTGATGCTACTAGAACATCACACCATCAAAGTAATCAAGTTGATACAGGAGAAATGTTTAGCGCACAGATGTTTGTTAAGCCAGGATTTAATCTAGCAAATCTATCTACTAATACTTTGGGAACATTGGGCGTTCAACGCAATGCTACTTCAGACCAATTAACATTTCAAACAAATGATACATCTACTCATAATTGGTTATCTTTTGCAAACAATTTAGAGGGATATTATATTGTTAGTAATAAATTAGAAAGTGGTGCATTAGCAAATGACATTCAAACTACATTAAATGAGAATTCACTAAGCACTACTGACACAACTATAACATTAGCATCTACTGGACACTTACCATCTAGCGGTTCAATTAAAATGTGGGGAGGCTTTACTTATTCAACTGGTGGTAGTAGTGGTACTGTATATGATTGGGAGTTAATAATTTACTCTG